CAAAAAGAAATAAATCAAAATTTAGACGAAATTTTTAAAATTAACTAAAACAAAACAAACATGAAAGAACAAGAAAGCATTAAAATGGAATTTCTCCTAACACTCAATGAAAACATTGTAGTTCAAAGATTTTTCAATGTTAGAGGTTATAATCCCGATGCTAAAAATTCATTGGAATTTTACGAGTACATCAAGTCCGTAAAAGATGAACTTCAGTATTATTTGAAAATGAAAACTGTCAGTTATATGATTGACAACAAGGAAGCTATCATGCACGACGCTTCTATTATGGAAACTTCCCAAACTGAAGGGCCTGAGTATTTCAACATTTATGTGAAAGTTGAAGACAAGACAATTTGTCACAGAATTTTTGATGGAAAAAAATATCCTCCGAAAGTTCGTTATACGGTAGATGTACGACCATATCTAAAAGAAATTTTGAAAGAATTGACTGACATTTTTTCAACTCAAAAATTAAATTACCAGTATTTGGAATTTGACTTGAGTGCGTGAATATTTAATAAAACAGGGGGGTACCAAACGACTTTATGAATAGGAATTTTGATTATTTAGGAAACCAGTTTCAAATACAATTACTCAATCAGATTATAGAGGATAAAGATTTCGCAGGGTCAATAATGGACGTTATTGAGTCTTCTTATTTTGACAACAAATATTTCAAAATCATTATTCAAATGGTTAAAGAGTATTATGTCAAGTACGAAGCCACACCAAACTTCGAAACCCTCGAACAGATTGTAAGGTCTGAAGTTTCTCAAGAATTGGTTGCCAAAATTGTTTTGGACACTCTGAAACAAGTTAAAGATGCTCCTTTTGAAGGTGCTCAATTTGTTCAAGAAAAAGCTTTGAAATTCTGTAAGCAACAAGAGCTTCAAAAAGCGATGAACAAAGCACAGAAAATTATTACAGAGGGTGACTTTGAATCCTATGATAAAGTGGAAGGTCTCGTCAGGGAGGCTCTACAGGTTGGTCAAATAGAGAAGAATGTATCAGATATCTTTACTGGATTAGATACCGTTCTTGAAGAAGATTATCGACACCCAATTCCAATGGGAGTACCAGGGATTGATAAACTTTTAAAAGGTGGTTTAGCCAAAGGTGAGATTGGGGTCATACTTGCTCCAACAGGGGTTGGTAAGACCACAATCTTAACCAAAATTGCTAACACCGCATTCAACCTCGGATACAATGTTTTGCAGATATTTTTCGAAGACAATCCCAAAATTGTACAAAGAAAACATTTCACAATTTGGACCGGTATTGCTCCTGATGAATTAGCCAATCACAAGGAAGAGGTAATGGGTAAGATTACTGAGATTCAAGAAACAATGAAAAACAAACTTGTTTTGAAGAAATTAGCATCTGATACCGTTACAATGAATCAAATCAAAAACCAAGTCAGAAAAATGATTGCTGATGGAAATAAGATTGATTTAATTCTTTTGGACTATATTGATTGTGTTTTACCAGAACAAAGTGCAAAGGATGAGTGGAAAGCAGAAGGTTCAGTCATGAGAGCATTTGAAGCTATGTGTCACGAACTTAATCTGGTCGGATGGACCGCAACCCAAGGTAACAGAAGTTCAATTTCATCAGAGGTTGTTACAACTGACCAAATGGGAGGGTCAATTAAAAAAGCACAAGTAGGTCACGTAATTATTACTGTGGCTAAAACTCTCCAACAAAAAGAGATGAATCTCGCCACAATCGCTATTACCAAATCTCGTTTGGGTAAAGATGGTGTTGTATTTGAAAACTGTAAATTCAACAACGAACTATTAGAAATTGATACAGAATCATCAATTACTTTCCTCGGTTTTGAGGAACAACAAGAAGAGAAGAAAAAAGATAGAGTTAGAGAACTTTTAGAAAAAAGAAAACAAAGAGAACAACAAAAATCTCCATAACTAAATATCTACTTTTCTTAAAAAAAACTTATTTTTTTTATCAAAAAATAATGGTCGATTAACACTCGACCATATATTTAATAAGAAAATCAACGATTTTTTAATAAAATCATTTTACAAAAATTTAAACAATGGACATTTCGAACAGAATTTTATCGGACATTACGGTGTATATGAAATACGCCAAGTATTTGCCCGAACTTAAGAGAAGAGAGACATGGCAAGAACTTGTCACAAGAAACATGGAGATGCATATCAAAAAGTTTCCTAAATTAGAAAAAGAAATCAGAGAGAACTATATGTACGTTTTCAAAAAACAAGTTCTCCCATCAATGAGGTCAATGCAATTTGCAGGAAAACCAATTGAAATTTCTCCTAACAGAATCTATAACTGTGCTTATGCACCTGTTGATGATTGGAGAGTTTTCTCTGAAATTATGTTCTTGTTACTTGGTGGAACAGGAGTAGGTTATTCCGTTCAAAAACATCACGTAGATTTATTACCTGAAATCAGAAAACCTAGTAAAGACAGAGGTAGAAGATGGCTTGTTGCCGATTCTATCGAGGGTTGGGCTGACGCTGTAAAAGTATTAGTTAAATCATATTTTTATGGTGGTTCTCATATCATCTTTGATTTTAGCGATATCAGACCTAAAGGTGCAAGACTTGTAACTTCAGGGGGTAAAGCACCAGGTCCTCAACCACTTAAAGAGTGCTTGATTAAACTAGAAGGTATTTTGGACTCAAAACAAGATGGTGATAAATTGAGAGCAATTGAGGTTCATGATATGGTTTGTCACATTGCTGACGCAGTATTAGCTGGTGGTATCAGAAGAGCGGCACTTATTTCATTATTCTCAGCAACAGACGAAGAAATGATTGGATGTAAGAGTGGTTCTTGGTGGGAACATAACCCACAAAGAGGTAGAGCAAATAACTCTGCAGTTCTCATGAGACACAAAATCACTAAAGAATATTTTATGGATTTGTGGAAAAGAATTGAGGCGAGTGGTGCCGGAGAACCTGGTATCTATTTGAGTAATGATAAAGATTGGGGAACAAACCCATGTTGTGAAATTGCACTTAGACCATTCCAATTCTGCAATCTTACAGAGGTAAATGTATCAAATGTTGTATCACAAGAAGATTATGAGGACAGAGTTAGAGCGGCTTCTTTTATCGGAACCCTTCAAGCTGGTTATACTGATTTCCATTATCTCAGACCAATTTGGCAAAGAACAACTGAAAAAGATGCCCTTGTGGGAATCTCAATGACAGGTATCGGTTCAGGTGCTGTATTAGGTTTGAATATGAAAGCGGCGGCCAAAGTCGTAAAAGAGGAAAACAAAAGAGTTGCTGAACTTATTGGAATTAACGCAGCGGCTAGAACGACAACAGTTAAACCCGCTGGAACTACATCATTGACTCTTGGTACATCTTCAGGAATTCACGCATGGCATAACGAATATTATATCAGAAGAATCAGGGTTGGTAAAAATGAATCAATGTATTCTTACCTCTCTGTAAATCACCCTGAACTTGTTGAAGATGAATATTTTAGACCACATGATACTGCGGTTATCAGTATTCCACAAAAAGCACCCGAAGGGTCAATTCTTAGAAACGAATCACCAATTCAACTTTTAGAAAGAGTTAAAAAGGTACAACAAGATTGGATTAAACCAGGTCACAGAAGTGGCTCCAACGCACACAACGTATCTGCAACTATTTCAATCAGAGAACACGAATGGCCTGCGGTAGGTGAGTGGATGTGGGAAAACAAAGAATACTATAACGGGCTCTCTGTACTACCTTACGACGGAGGAACTTATATCCAAGCTCCATTCGAAGATTGTACTAAAGAAAAGTATGAAGAACTAATGAAAACTTTGCACGATGTTGATTTGTCGAAAATTGTGGAAGTTGATGACAATACAGATTTAAGTGGAGAAGTTGCTTGTGCTGGTGGGGCGTGTGAAGTAAAATTTGTTTGATGAATAAGAAAGATAAAAAAAAGGGGGAAATTAAATTTCCCCCTTCTTGTTATTATATGGAGGGTGAAAGAATTATATTCACTGAGGAGTTTCATATCCTTAGGGGTCAATGTTGTGGAAATGGATGTCGTCATTGTCCCTATGAGCCCAAAGCACAAAAAGGTAATACCACTTTAAGAAAAAATTTTAAGTAATATATTTATCAGATATGGCAGATGGTATTACATATGGTATAAATTTTCCGTTTCAAGATTCCTTAAGAGGTGATTATTTACAACTTACAGAGTTTCAAAGACAAGAAGTCAGGGCAGATTTAATTCACTTACTTCTAACAAGGAAAGGTTCAAGATATTATTTACCAGATTTTGGTACAAGACTTTATGAATACCTTTTCGAACCTTTCGATGGATTAACGTTCAACGCTATCGAATCTGACATCCGTGATTCTATTCAAAGGTACATGCCAAATTTGTTGGTTAATAAAATAACAATTGAACCTGCTGACCCCGCTGACGAGAATGACCCTTCAGTTAATGCACTACATGTGGGGGACGCTAAACTTTACGATATATTCAGATTACCTGGTAAAGGAACTGCTGAATATACTGCAAAAATAAAAATTGACTATTCTACAAATTCACAGACATTTCAAGAAAGTGATTTTGTGATAATCAATATTTAACATAGATGGCTAATAGACAAATCTCATATACAACAAGGGACTTCCAAGCACTTAGAACGGAGTTATTGAATTACGTAAGAACGTATTATCCTGATTTGATTCAAGATTTTAATGATGCTTCTGTATTCTCTGTTTTCTTGGATTTGAATGCAGCAATAGGTGATAACCTAAATTATAATATTGATAGAAGTATTCAAGAAACTGTCTTACAATACGCCCAACAAAAATCTTCAATTTATAACATTGCAAGAACTTATGGATTAAAAATCCCTGGAATGAGACCATC